GACGGCCGTGTGCCGGTGGCCAAGGTGGCGGACGCTCTGGGTGAGCTGATGAACAGCTTCACGGCCGGAAAAAACTCTGCATCCTCGCCGAACTGATCGCATCGGACGAGGACGCCCTGATCTGCGATTTTGCCCAGTATTACCATGTGCTGGACTGGCGCGCCCTGCCGCTGCGTCTGGCCGCCACCCTGGCCGCAGGCCTGCCGGAAACAAGCCGCAGCCTGCGCAAGGCGGCAGGCCGCACGGTGGACTTTGAGACGGAACTGCTGGCCTATGCCGCCGATCGCCTGACCCAGGTGCTCTGGTGGCTGCACAACGACACGTCCAAACCGCCCTCCGTACTGGCCGACCTGCGCGGTGAAGCAGACAGCAGCAACGTGCAGAGCTACGCCAGCGCAGAAGAATTTGACGCCGCACTTGCGGCGCTGAAAGGAGGTTGACACCATGGCGGACGGAATCGAACTGGGCAAGGCGTATGTCCAGATCGTGCCCTCGGCGCAGGGCATCAAAAGCGCCCTGACTGAGATGTTTGACGAGGAGACCGACGGCCTTGGCGAGCAGACCGGGCAGAGCATCGGTCAGGAACTCATCGGCACCCTGAAGAAAGTGATCGCGGCGGCCGGCATCGGCAAGATCATCTCGGATTCCATCAACATGGGCGGTGCCCTGCAGCAGAGCCTTGGCGGCGTGGAAACGCTGTTCAAGGACAGTGCCGACACGGTCAAGGAGTACGCCGCGCAGGCATACCGGACCGTTGGCCTTTCTGCCAACGACTACATGGAGCAGACCACCAGTTTTGCGGCCAGTCTGCTGTCCAGCGTTAGCCAGGACACCGACGCAGCTGCCCAGCTGGCCAACATGGCCATGGTGGATATGGCCGACAACTCCAACAAGATGGGCACCTCCATGCAGGACATCCAGAACGCCTATCAGGGGTTTGCCAAGCAGAATTACACCATGCTGGACAACCTCAAGCTGGGCTACGGCGGCACGCAGGCCGATATGCAGCGCCTGCTGAAGGACGCCGAGAAACTCTCTGGCGTGCACTACGACCTGGGCAACCTGGCCGACATGTACAGCGCCATCCACGTCATCCAGAAGGAGATGGACATCACCGGCACCACGGCCAAGGAGGCATCCACCACCCTGACCGGCAGCTTTGCGGCCATGAAAGCTGCCGCCGAGAACGTGCTGGCCGACTGGTCCACCGGTGCCGATCTCACCGCCCCCCTGCAGGGGCTGGTGGAAACGGCCCAGACCTTCCTTGTGGGCAACCTGCTGCCCATGATCGGCAACGTGCTGGCGGGCATCCCGGAGCTGGTGTATACACTGGTGCCCGAGATTTTGCAATCCGGCACCCAGCTGGTCACCTCGCTGGCGGAGGGCTTCACCCAGGGCATCCCGGATTTTCTGTCCAATGCCCTGCCGCAGCTGCTGCAGTTCACCGAGGAATTGCGGGCCAACGCCGGTGTGTTCGTGGACGCCGGCCTGAACCTCATCACCCAGCTGCTGAACGGCCTGATCGCAGGCCTGCCGGACCTGATCGCCTATGTGCCGGATATCATCATCAACATCTGCGGCATCATCAACGACAACATGCCCAAGATCCTCGGCGAGGGCGTGGCCATCATCGTGCAGCTGGTCGTGGGCATCGTCAAGGCGGTGCCGGATCTGCTGGCCAACTGGAAAAAGATCCTGGAGGCGGTGCTGTCGGTCATCTCGGCCATCAACTGGCTGAACATCGGCAAGACCATCCTCACCGGCGTGGCAAACGGCGTCAAGAGCATGGGCACAAGCATGCTGAACGCCTTCAAGGGCGGCTTTTCCAGTGCGCTTGCCTGGATCAAGAGCCTGCCCTCGCAGGCGGTGCAGTGGGGCAAGAACCTTATCCAGAGCTTTATCAACGGCCTCACCGGCAAAGGCGGTGCGGTTGGTGCAGGAGCCATCGCAGCCACCGCCGGTGCCACCATTGCTAAAACCGCCAGCGGGAACGACTGGTCCTCCGTCTGGGCGGACGCCAACGCCGACGTGGCCGACAGCGCCCAGTCCATGGCGGAGGTGGTCGTCCCGGCCTATACCAAGTCCGGGGACGCCGCCACCAAGGCGGCCAAAAAGACCAAGGCCGCCGCACAGGCCGCCGAGACCCTGCTGTGGTCCCTGCAGGACGCAGGCCACACCGACACCACCAACGCCCTGGGCAAGGTGACCATCCAGACCACCGAGCTCACCGAGCACCTGCGCAAGGGCAGCGAGGAGTATGACCGGCTGACCCGCACCGTGACCGAATCCGGCAAGGAGATGGTGAACGGCGTGGTGAAAAACTACAAGACTGTCACCAAGTATGTGACCGAAAACGGCAAGACCACCGCCCAGACCCAGAAGGTCTACGAGGAAATTGCCGCCACTGTAGCCAAGACCGTTACGTCTACAACGGATTCCGTGGTCAACGGCATTGCCACCAGCACCAAGACCATCACCGAGACCCTGACCGACAAAACCACGACCCAGAAACAGGTCATCACCGAGACCTACAACGACATCGTGGACGGGGCGCTGGTCACGGTGGAGCGGGTCAAGACCATTGCCGCCGATGGTGCCCCGCAGATCACCGAAGAGATCAAGAAAGCCTCTGCCAACAGCTTTGACGGCCTCGTCAAGGGCTGGCAGGACGAGGCCGACAAGGGCGTGGTGGGTACCTTCAGCACGCTGGTGACTGCTGTGAAGAAGCAGGACTGGCAGTCTGTCGGCGAATGGGTGCTGTCCACCCTGTACAACGGCCTTGCCCCGCAGGCAAAGCAGCTCATTGACGACTTCGGCAAGAACCTGATCCAGCAGGTCAACAACGCGCTGGGCAAGGGGGTCAGTGCCGTCTCCAACGGCCTGTGGGATATGGGCGGCGACCTCGCCAAGGGCCTGACCAGCGGTTTTGCAGACGTGCTCACGCAGGCGCAGGGCCTTGGCTCCACCCTCACCGGCATCTTTCAGGGTCTGAAAGGTCCGCTCACTGCGGCTGCCGCTGCCATCAGCACCGGCCTGAAGGGCGGACTGATCTCCAGCTTCCCGGAGATTCTGGCCTCCATGGGCACCCTGATCGGCTCCATCGGCAGCGCCTTTGTGGGGATGCTGGAAGCCGTCGCGGCGGCACTGTTCCCCACCGGATTCGGTGCCCCGCAGGCGCTGCTCATGATCGCGGCAGGCGTGGCCCTGACCGCCGCCATTGCGGCCATCGTGGCCGGCGTCGGCGGCGCGTTCAAGCGCAAGACCACCCCCGGCATCTCCGGCGGCACTTCCGGTAGTACGACCTCCACGGCCTCCGGCTCCCTGTGGGATTACGAGAAACGCGCCCCGCTGCCCCAGCGCACCCAGCGTCCCAACATCGAGGTCAACCAGTACATTTACAGCAAAGCGCAGACGGCCGCCGACCTGATGCGTGAGGCACAGTACGAGCAGGAAAGGGCGGTGCTGCAGGGTGTTTGATGCAATTTTCAAGGCCAGCAACGGCCTGACCTTTTCCTTTGGCTACAAGGCGGGCGTGTTGTGGAGCATCACCCCGCTGGGTGACCTGCCCGTGGATCTGGAAACCAGCCAGGGTTACCAGCAAGTGGGTGCCACCGTGGAGAGCCGGAGCATTTCCGGCGTGACCCGCACGGTCACCGGGCGCATCCTGCGCAATCAGGACTACTGCAAGCGCCAGCTGCGGGATGTGTTCGCGCCCTACGTCACCGGCCGGCTGACCGTGGCCGGGGCTTATTGGTGCGACGCCGAGGTGCAGCGCACCCCGGACATCAGCGTGTCCGGCCTGTGGCCCACCTTCTCGTTTCAGCTCTACTGCCCGGACCCTTACTGGCACAGCGTGAAGGAGCTCACCGTCTCGACCTTGAGCGTAACACCCACCTTCCGGCTGCCGGTGTGCTACGACGTGCACAGCTACGGCGTGCGGGAACAGGCCAACTATTTGCGTATCGCCAACACCGGGCTGGCCACCCAGGACTGGCAGCTGACGTTGGAGGCCCGCGGCCCGGTGGTAAACCCCGGCGTCAAGGACCCGGAGACCGGCGAGTTCCTGCGCTTTGTCACCACCCTGCAGGACGGCGACAAGCTCCGGCTGTACCGCGAGAGCGGCCAGCTGAAACTGGAACAGATCATCGACGGCACCGGCTACAACATCATGTCCACGCTGGACGGGAGCAGCACCCTGTGGACTTTGCGCCACGGGACGCAGGCATGGCAGCGCACAGCGGATTCCGGCACGGAATGGCTGTTCCTGACCCTGACCTGCAGCACGGCGTTCTCCACCGTGGTCCTGGAGGTGGGCGGCAATGGCTGAACGGACAAGTACCCTGACCGCAGGCGGCCACAAGAGCATCTGCGTCTATGACGGCCAGCTGGAACTTCTGGGCCGGCTGGCAAGCTGGGTGTCGCTGGTCTGGCCGGAGCGCTACAACGTGTACAGCGGGGTGCAGGGTGCGCAGCTGGAGCTGCACGCCTCCACCGACCTGCAGGCGCTGTGCCGCCCGGACCGGTACCTCTGGCTCACCGGCTCCGACCGCATCATGCGCATCTGCTCGGCGCAGACCGACCGATCCGAACACAAGCTCGTGATCTCGGCCAGGGACGCCGCCTGCATCCTGGACGAGCGGATCAGCACCCGGACCCTGAGCGGCTTTGCGGTGGAAAGCACTCTGCGCAGCCTTGTGTCCGGTGCGGCTGCATGGCCGGGGCTGGAGCTGGGCGTGCTTGCAGATCTTGCCGACACCTACACCGGCGAGGTAAAGCCCGGCAGCCTACTCAGCATCGCCGAGCAGGTGTGCCAGAAACTGGACATCGGGTTCCGGGTGCGGTTCGACCAGCAGGCCAAAAAGCTGCTGTTTGAGCTGTACCGCCCAAAGCTGGATCCCAACGCCCGGTACGCCCCGCAGTACGGCAACCTGACCGGCCTGACCTACACTGAGAGCATCACCGACTACAAGAACATCGTGACCGTGGCTGGCGCGGATGGCACCGTCACCGTGGGTGCCACCGGCAACACCGGCTCTGCCCGGCGGGAACTGTATCTGGACGCCACCTCTAAAAAGAAGAAGGACGGCCAGAGCCAGGAGGACTATCTGGCCGCGCTGCGGGCGCTGGGTGAGCAGGAACTGGCCAAGCACACCCGCATTGAGAACTTCCGCTTCACGCCCACGGGCAGCGTCACGGTGGGCAAGGTGGTGGCCGCCAGCCTGCCCGGCACCGATATTCAGGCGGCGGCCCGCATTACCAGCGTGACCCTGAGTTCCCAGAAGGGCGAAAACACGGTCACTACCGAGATCGGCACACCCATTCTCAGGAGGAAACCATGAGCATCATCACTTACCCGCTGAACGGCGTCACCTACGACGCGGAGGACGTGAGCACCTATCTGTGCACCCGCACCTCCGGCGTCTACGCCAAAGATACGAACTACGCCGTCAGCGTCACCGGCGCGCGGCAGATCACCGTGGCTCCCGGCCTTGCGTGGGTCAACTACGACGACTTCAAGGGCGTCTCCGCCTGCAGCCGGGAAGCGGTCGCCCTGACCATCCCGGACGCCGACAGCACCCTGCCCCGCATCGACCGGGTGGTGCTGCAGTTCGACACCGCAGCCAACCTGACCGCCGTCAAGCTCAAACCCGGCACCCCTGCCGCCGCCCCGGAGCCGCCCGCCATCCTGCAGAACCACAACCAGTACGAGCTGGGCCTGTGCACGGTGAGCGTGCCCGCAGGCTCCTCGGTGATCACCGCCGCCGACATCACCGACACCCGGGCCGACGAGGCGGTGTGTGGCGTCATGAGGGACAGCGTCACCGGCATCCCCACGGCCCAGCTGGTGGAGCAATGGCAGGCGGCCCAGGCCGCCCAGATGGCCCAGGGCACCGAAAAGCTGGACCGCCTGGAACAGAGCATCCGGAACCTGGACAACGGCAGCTTCTACACCAAGCAGGAGGCGGACCGGAAGTTCGGCACCCCCTACACCCTGCCTGCCGCCACAGCAGACCAGCTGGGCGGCGTAAAGGTGGGGGACTACCTGGACATCGCCCCGGACGGCACCCTCAGCGCCAAAACGCTCAATGACAAGATCGCTGCCGCCGTGGCGGTAAAGTCGGAGCCCCGGCTGGTGTGGAACCACTACGAAGAAACCGGAAAAAGGTGGAAGACCTACGATATCAAAATGCCAGACGGCCTGGACTACGTGCACGTCAAGACGAGGTACAACGACAGTTCCCGCGCATACGGCGAAGAAGTAGACATCGCAAAAGGCAGCACCGCCAATCATAACTACGGAAATGGCACTGGAATTTTCGCATCCAACACGACTTTCCAGACAAACGGGACCCTGCACTTTGCAACAGAAACGTCGACCGGCGGCTACACCGTAGAGATCTGGCTCTCCGGCTACCACTACCCCACCTTGGCAGAGCTGGTGGCGGAGACCCAGGCCGCGCAGGCGGACACGGATGCCCTGGCGGTAGATCAGGAGTACCGCGTCGCCATGCTGGAACTGGGGCTGACCGACGACACCACCACTGACACCACCACATAAGGAGATAAACCTATGTTGTATCGTACCTGTAAACGCCTGATCGAGCGCGGCCAGACCGCTGGCCTTGCGGAAAAAATTGATGTTTTTTACGCCCTCGGCCGCATCACCGAAGCCGAGTACAAAGAGCTGACCGAGCTGCTGGAGACCAAGACCGGCAGCAAGAGCGAGGAGTGAACCTATGGCAATCAAAGAGTACAGTCTTGCCAAAGACGGCGCTAAACAGCTGTCCCCGGCCTTCCGCGTACGGGAGTTCCGGTGCCGGGACGGCAGCGACTCTATCATGATCGACCAGACCCTCGTGGTGCTGCTGCAGGCCATCCGGGAGCACTTCGGCAAGCCCATCACGATCACCAGCGGCTACCGCACCGCCGCCCACAACGCGGCCGTGGGTGGAGCCAAGAGCAGCCAGCACCTGCTGGGCCGGGCGGCGGACATCCAGGTGGCGGACACCACCGTGGAGGCCGTGGCCGCCTACGCCGAGAGCCTGATGCCCGGCTGGGGCGGCGTTGGCCGCTACCCGGTCAAGGCAGGCCGCGCCAAAGGCTGGGTACATGTGGACACCCGGCCCAACAAAAGCCGCTGGACGCAGTAAGGGGGTGATACCAATGGCAAGCATTTTGATGTCGGATGCGCCCTATGCGGCGTGGCTCTCTGATGTACTCGCTACACTGGAAGAGTGCAAAATCGAGAAAATTGCTGTTGCAGCTCCGCTGCCTAACGGCGAGGTATTCACGGGCTACTTCCGCCTGGACACGATGGACAAGGCCCTTCTGGCGGCCAACATGCAGGCCGACGCTGTGTTGGACGCAGTGTGCCACAACGGACAGCGCATCCAGCAGGCGTGGGAGGACAACGCCGAGGACGAAAGGGGGTGATACCAATGGAGAGCATCATCTCAGCTATCCTTGCCGGTGCCGTGACCCTGATCGGGGTGCTGATCGCCAACAGCCGCAGTCAGGCTGTGACCGACACCAAGCTGGAAGAGCTGACCCGCGAGGTGCGGGAGCACAACAATTTTGCTCGCCGCGTCCCCATTTTGGAAGAGCAGATGAAGGTGGCCAACCACCGCATCGCTGATTTAGAAGCAGACGAACACGAAAGAGAAAGGAACTAACTATGAATAACCTGAACAACAAGATCTCCGCCGGTACCATCGCCCGCACCGCCTGCCTGCTGCTGGCACTGACCAACCAAATTCTCAGCGCCTGCGGCAAGCCCGTGCTGCCCATCGAGAGCGCCACCGTGGAGCAGCTGGTCACCGCTGGCATCACCACGGTGGCCGCGCTGATTGCCTGGTGGAAGAACAACAGCTTCACCACCGCCGCAATCCAGGCGGACAAGTACCTGGAGGACAAGAAGAGCCAGATCGGCAAGTAAGCCAGCCGCACTACTTAGCCGCCCCGGCGGCAGGCCGAAAGGCCGCATAGCATGAAAACAGCCCCGTGGTTCCGGTGATTCCGGTTCCACGGGGCTGTTTTTGCATTTATTGGTCGATCAGAATGCGGAGTTCCTGCACCACGTCCTGCAGCGCACGGCAAATACGCTCCACTTCCGAGATATCCATAACACCCGCGGCCTGTATGCGCTTGATGTCCTGCTGCGCCTTGGCAAGTGCTGCACAGATTTGTGTGCGTTTTTCCTCGGAAATATTCATAATAATCACCAT